TTTAACACGATTATTAATGAGAACATTCTCAATAAAGACAAGAAGACCAAGAAGTAGGTAATCTACCCACGGTATCTTAGTCTTCCATGCCTTATAAAGTGCTTTAAACTCATTTAACTTAAGTTTATCCACGACATAAGTGAAAGTAACTACTGGGTTTCAAGTTCAATAGCAATGGCCAAAAGTTCGGCGCGTATTGCTGATGCGTGAACATCACAGCAAGAATCATACGGAAGACGTGGTGCTGGAACCACCTGATCTGCAGCGGCTCGCAGGGCGGCGGCGATGGCTTTGAACTGATCATCCGGGATACCATCTTCTTTCCAATCAAACTTGCTGTTGAAAGCCCAGAACACTGCTTGTGCAGCTGGTGAAAGTTCGGTCATGGAAGTTTTAAAAAAGGGGGCATAAGCGGGCAAGTATTAGCCGATTCCTGTTTTCAGGTAATACATGCTGATACCTGCCGCTTTTTAATGCTTTTAACACTTAGAAGGAAATACAACAATGCTATCGGGAAGTTGCTCCAGTGCGCGGCGGACGATTGAGAAATCGTTGATGTCCCAGCTAGGGTCTTCTGCTTTGTCCAAGAGATCAAGCGCCTGCTCCTTCAAGCTCGGCGGCGGTGGTGTGATGGGATGTTGTTGTGTCATGGGTGATTAGTGGTAATGACTACTACTGGTAAACAGAACTATTCCTTACTCCACATCGCCTCACAAACATTAGGAAGGAACTGATACAGCAAATCTTGCACTTGTGCTGCAATCAATGCATGTTCTTTCTGCGTACCATTACTAGTTCTAAGGTCACAATAATGCAACCATGATCTAATCGTACCATTCATGTACAACTTAGTTGGTGCTGCCATTGGAAGCACTTCTCTTGCACACTCCTTAGCTACACCGGCTGCTACCAGTTCTTTATACAGTCCATAACAATCAGAATACAGTGACCCTATACGGAATTGAAAGTGTTTCTTCAACACCTCATCTAGATCATCAATACTGTTCTGTCTATTCTTCTGATCTTGTCTACGTAGCTCAGGAATAGATGCTTGCTTCTCTACCTTAGCATACCGTTGACTAAACTCTTGAAAGCTAAAACTACGATGCCTAAGGATCTGTGCTGCTATACTACGAGTTGTCTCAATAGAAACACACATGTTCACCATTTCAAAGGGTGACCAATGGTTATGGTTAATGAGGTATTTAATCAGCTTAGCACTGGTCTCAGTGTTATGTTGATTAGCTGGATTAGATACCCTAGCCATGTAAGCAATTAGATCTTCAGCATCAGGAGTGATGTGTACGAGGGTGGCGGTATGCATACAGTAGTATAAGTAGTGACGGGATTCAGAAGGATGGAGAGAATCAGTACTCACTAGATTCATAGTAGTAGAGTAGATTAATGAACTAAGAGGGAGATGTTTGTCTTTGGAACCTTTGTTCCCTCACTGTTCATTAAAGAAAAAAAGGAAAGGATTGTCTCGTTAGAGACGAGTCCTTTCCTCCAGGAGTCGGGTCCACCCTTCCCTTCTCCTGTATACGGGTGTTATCGGTCTTAAACCCAGGTGGGAACTGACTTTTTACCATCTAACATTCTAGCTTGTTTTCTTTGGTCTAAATTAAAGCCAAATGCCATATGAGAAGCAGCTGCTTGAGGGTCATCAAGCCATTCTTCCATTAGATCATTCCAGTCTTCTTGTTTACGTGTCTTCATTGCTTCATAGGCACTAATAGCTAGTGCATCTGTGAAGTATTTAACACCTTGAGCTAGTGAGTCTAATCTGTCATCATGTCTTACGGCACCTTTCTCACGACACATCCTCGACATCTGATAGAACAGCATATAAAGGAGTCTAGTTTCGGGTGCGGCTTCCTTATTCGAGTTGAAGTCCCATTCCACCACAGACCTATTAACAATAAGCTTATGTTGATTAAGAACAGGCTCAAGGGTATCAATAATACGGTCTTCTTTTCGGACATTAGCACGCACCTCTTCAATGTCTATAGCTTGTTTCGTTTGTTGGAGGTGTTTACGAAAAAGTTCACCGACAATACCATCACCAAAGTTAGTTTCGATGAGGAGTTTAGTAACACCGTATTTTTTACAACCTCTAAGGATGTCTAAGAGAGTGTTGTCGCTATAACCGTCTTGGTAAGCACGTACTTCGTGAAGGTAGATAAAACCATTACGTTGACTAAGGAAGCAAGCTGCTGTTTCGTCTGTACCTCTACCTGATGGGTCTACTGAGCAGATTGTTTCTGTGTAAGGTAACCAGTCACCTTGCATGACCATTGGTGAGTAGAAGTAATCACCAGGTAGACCAACTGTTGGTAGGTCTTTAATAACATTAGATGGATCTGAACACCAGACTACAGCATCAGGACATTCCTTAGGGTTAACTGCTGTAACGATAAGGTCTGCCATCTTAAGTGGGAACTTCTCAGCATCACTAAGGCTAGTGTCTAGCATGAACTGTAGCATGAAGTTGCTACGACCCATTGATGCTTCACGTTCTACTAGATCATCGTTAGAGAAACGATCAGGGTCTGTTACATCCCATGATTCAGCACCAGCTTCAATGTCTTCTTGTATTTGTGGAGCAAGTAGACCTTCGTAGTTAGATAGTTTACGAGGGTAACGTGCTGGCCAGACAAAAGGTTTATAGTTACGTTCAGCTAGTTTACGGTAAATAGTAAAGGTTGTCTGAGGTGTACCCAGGTACATAATACGTGAGTCTTTCTTTGGTGTAAGGATAGACTCAGCTTCAGTACAGAGTTGAAGGAGTTTCTCTCGCATCATCTCTGTCATAGAGTTACCAGGTACCTCAATATCGTCTAGAATCATCAGGTCTGCACGGCTACCAGTCAACTGACCTGTGATTCCAACTGACTTAACGGAAGGTGCTTGGTGAGGGCTACAGGCAACGTCAAAGCTAATACGAGACCATCGGGCATCATCACTCTTTGGTCTCAAATGTGATAGCCACGGTGTCTCAATAATTAGTTTCTGTAGGAAGATACTCATGTTGTCTGCCCGTTCTTTAGAGGCAGAGATGATCATGATCTTCTTTTCTGGGTTATTGAAGAGTGTCCATAGAACGAAAGCACCAGTAATCCAGCTCTTACCGACTCCTCGGAATGCTTGGATCTGTAGTCGTTTAGGACCGTGTTGAAGGTAGTCAGCAATAGCGTATTGTGCTCGTGTAGGAGAGGGTAGATCTAGCTGCTGCCATAGAGCTTGAAGAAAGATCTTAAAATCGTCTTTAAGGGCGTCTAAAACGTTCATGTGGTAGAATATACCTAAGTGGGTAAAGAGGCGCCTTGTAGGAGCTTGTAGACGCCTCTGGTGAGGGATTAGTTAATTCCCATGAGTTCTGATAGACCAAGTTCAGGTAAAGTAAAGCGTACACCACCTAAACCAAAGGACATTTTACCGCCTCGTTGTCTAGCCATAGCAGCACGTTGTTGAAGTTCTTTAGCACGCAATCCTTCTGCAGTTCTACGTTGAACATCTTCAAAAGTACCACCAGCAACAGCTTCAGGTTGGACAACATCACCAGCAATTGGGATTTCACCAGCACCTGCTTCAAGCAAACGAGCAGTGCCTTCTCTAGGGTCTCCAGCAGCAAAAGCTTCACCTGCACCTAGTACACCTGCAGCTAAACCAGCAAGTGGTAGTGCAGTACCTGCCATACGTTTAAACTTAACTGACCCACCCTCATTGATAAGATTAAGGATCTCAGCTCGTTTACGTGGTGTAGGTTGTGGACCTTGCAGTTGAATCTGTGTTAATGGGTCTTCAGACAGCAATAGAGCTTGTAGTTGTTCAGGTGTAGGAGCCTTAGCACCTTTACCACGGTTAGCTGATGCCTCTCTAAGCATTAAGTTACGTGGTGTTTCCTGACCACCTGCTGCAAGAGGGTAGATATGGTCAATATCAAAACCAGCTTTACCACGTGTACCCCAAATACGCTTCAATTCAGCCTTATCTTCAAGGTATCGTTGCTTACCTAGCTTTTCACCAAATGCTTCAATGTAAAGATCTTCAGATGCTACAGCTCCACGCATCTGTGCCCTACGTTTTGAGCCTTGAGCAGAGTGACTAGCTCTATTCCTTAGTCTCCAGCCACCCCATTTTGCACCTTTATTATCAGCAAAATAAGAGACACCATCATAGACAAGATCAGGAACAGGCTTTCCTTCAGCTTTTAATGTTGTTACATTTTCTAAATATGCTTGCCTGATGTCATCAGGTACTAGAGACTTAGGCATAGTTACTGTATATGTTGTAAAATAAGTCGTTCTCTAGGAGTAATCCCAAAGGTTTGCCTCATCCATGATAGCCAATTCTGACTTCCTTTAGCCTGATTACAGTTCCAGCAACTGGGAACAAGGTTTGATGTAAGGTCTTCACCACCAAAGCAGCGAGGACGTACGTGATCCAGTGTAAGTTCATGTAATTCATAGTGATTTCCACAGTAGACACATTGACAATTAAAATGTTCCTTAATGGCGCGTCTCCAAAGACGCTTTGCTTCGGGA